GTCCAAGATGCGCGGGAAGCGACTGAAGAAGAAACCCGCGAAGAAGTTCATGCCGCAGTTGAGGAAGTTAAGGAACTGCGCGTAACGCAAGAAGCGTGTGATGAAGAGTGGGAAGAGACTGTTCACCCCGCTGAAGAAGCCGTTTACGAGGATCAAGTTGTTGTTCACGCAGAAGCCGAGCGCACCGAGACGCACATCGTCCAGCACGCGCAAGAGGAACGCACCGAGGAACGTGTGACTCAAGAGGCGCGTGAGGAGATCAAGTCCGAGCGGCACGCGTACAGCGAAGCGGAAGTCACCGAGACTGTCACCGGCGAAGAGATCGTTCTGGTCGATGGCAAGTGGACGAAGCAAGCCACCAGCGAAGAAGTCACACGCACCGAGCGCACTCCGTTGTACACCGATTGCGACTTGTACAATGAGGATGGCACAATTTGCACGGTCTGCGTGACAGAAGCAGTTGAAGCTGTTGCGGCGGTTATCGGTGAAGGCGGCAACGAACTTGTACCGGCTATCGAAGCTGTTGCTGAAGTGCGCGAGAACGTCGTTCACAAAGTGGCGTTAATGGAAGAGTACATCCAGCAGACCGCGCAAGAAGAAGTGCGTGAGACTTTCGTGATACAAGAGGCGCAGGAAGAGAAGACCGAAACGACTACCATCCCGGCTGTTGAAGAAGTCACCGAGCGCGTTTGCAGTCACGAAGCCGTTGAGGAACGCACAGAACGCCGGTTGGTTCGTGGGGCGCAAGATGAGGTCAAGGAAGAGGTCGTTGTTGTTGAAGCCGCCGATGAGTGGACTGAAACGCACATCACCAGACCGGCTGAAAAAGCGCGTGAAGAAGTCACCGAACGCCGCTTGGTAAGTGCCGCTGTCGAGGCGAAAGACGCAGTCTACGAGACAGTCACAGTCCCGGCAGATGATCGGCCAGACGATGATGACACCGTGCGGCTGGGTCTGATAGCGCAAGATGTGCAGAGCGCGATGACTGATGCGGGTGTGGAGTTCGATCTGGTGAACGAATCACCCAACGGCAAGCTGTCGCTGAAATATGGCAACCTTGTGATGCCATTGATTAAGGCGGTGCAAGAGTTGTCGGCGCGGGTGAAGACGTTGGAGGCATAGATTATGCCATACGGAAAAGGAACATACGGAAGTAAGGTGGGGCGACCACCAAAAAAGAAACCGATAAAGAAACCCGCGATCAAGAACCGGAAGAAATAATTTTGTTATGGCTGAAGAAGCAACACAACCAGAAAAGCAGACCGTTTCCATTAACGGTGAGGAACATAACGTAGCCGATCTCTCGCAGGAACAGATTGGGTTACTCAACCAAGTGGTCGATCTTGACAACAAGATTAGGCCAATCCTGTTCAATCTGGCGCAGGCCAACGGGGGGCGCTCATACTTTATGAGCCTTCTCACCGCGAGCCTTAATACGGAGGAGAAGCCGGATGAGGACGCGGTTACGATGAGTGACTAGGCGCAAGGAGGGGAACCTAGCACCGTGGTAGGCTTTGTCACATTGGACGATATGAAGGTGGCGTTTGCCTCGGTGGCGGGGCTTGGAAACTGGCTGGTCGAGATGGAGCTGGTGCTTCAGATTACAATATCGTTGGCCAGCTTGTTCTATATTGTGCTAAAGATAAGGGAGCAGCTGGCGAGGAACCGGCGGCGAAAGAAGTGAACTATTATTATGTTATCTGGTAAAAAAACTTATATGACGGCAGCTGGAGGAGTTCTCGCAGCTGTGGGGGCGTACCTCTCCGGCGAGCTGGAGCTGGGTATGATGCTGAACCTCGTAATCACCAGCCTATTGGCTGTGTTTTTGAGGAAAGGAATCAAGTCCGACACCGGCGCGGCCGAGGCCGACGCTGGGTCGTGAGCTGGTTGCTCGGAATAATCCGTGGTTTGGGTGGGCTGCGCGAGCTGATTGTCCAGCTGTTCAGCGCCTCCCGCAACGTGAGTGCCAATGTTCGGCTCAAGAAGAAAGATCGCGGCGTGGATGACGCTGTTGCTGCTGCCCTTGATGAGCAGCTGCACGACGGTGACTCTGAACAACAGCCAAAGGCTGATTGAGCGCCACCCCCAAGGCTTCAAAGACGCGGTTCGCGCTTCCACCAACTCGGTGGTGTTTGTGCGGGACGCGCTCAAGACGATCAACCGACTTGAGTCGGTGATCGAGCGGGGCGACTAGGCGAATCCCCCACCCCCACCAGCGCCCTCCGCGCCAAAACAGACCGTTCTGCCAGAGCCGTTCTAACCGAACGGTGTGTGTCCGGCTGTGAATAATCGGAGGAACCACCCCTCTCGTTTCCCCTAGAGCGCCCGTGCGAGCTGCTCTTTCGTGCGGCAGGAAAAAAAATAAAATCTTTTTTTAGAAAAGTGTTGACACGGTGCGAACCGCACGCCAACCTCTCCCAAGTTTTGAGTGCATAAAACAGTTCAGCAATGAAACAGGCAACAACTAACGTCATAGTCGTGGATAAAAAAATCCACACCCGATTCAAGCGATGGTGCGTGAAGAACGGGTATAAGATGGGTGCAACCGCCACGGAGATATTGCGAAAGGCGTCCCAATGATAGTCATTGGACTAGCTGGCAAGAAGCAGTCCGGCAAGGACACCATTTACGAGATCGCCCGCAAGCAGCTGCCCAAGCTGCGAGTGGGGCGGGCAGCATTCGCCGACCCGCTGAAAGCCGAGGTGGCTCTCGTCACCCAGATGAACGTGGGTTTCATCGAGGCCAACAAGGACAAGCTGCGCCTACTGCTCCAAGCGTGGGGCGCTGATTTTAGGCGGCAGTTTTACGGGCAGGAATATTGGGTGAACGCGATGCGCCACGTCCTTCGCGATGCCGACCAGCACGCCGACGTGTTGTTCATCACCGACCTACGCTATGAAAACGAAGCCGCGTTCGTCCACGAGCTTGGCGGTGTGGTGGTTCGAGTGGATAGGGATAGTGGCGGCAACGACACCCACTCAAGCGAGACGGTTATGGATGGCTACGATGGGTATGACCACACCATCGACAACAACGGCGACGAGAGCCAGCTGGCTGATGCCGTAGCTGCGCTGCTTAACAAATTTCTCCCACCGAGTGGTGGGCCGGAAAACACAGAAACAACAACAAAAGAGGAAATATAATAATATGTTCTTATCTGCAATAGAGTCTGCAAAGACCGAGTTCGAGCCACACCCCAAAGGTGTAGCTAATGGCGTGTGTGTCGAGGTAGTCACACAAAACAAGAAGACCGGCGAACCGTTCACGAAGGTGACGGCTGACGGTGACGTGAAGAATCGAATCATTCTGGTGTTCCAGACTGACAAGACAACCACGAAGGAGGATGGCTCCACGGTGAACTGCGCGTATTGGGACTGGCACAACGCGCCGCAGTCAATCGCCAACGAGAACGGCAGCTTGCACAAGCGGCTGAAGGATTGGGAGGTCGAGATCAAAGACTACCCAACGCAGGAGGCGTTCGAGCAGGCGGTCGTTGGCCGTTCGGCCACGCTGGTGTTCACCCATAACACGAGCGAGAAGAACGGCAAGACGTACAGCAACCTAACCAGCTGCACGCCTATCGCCGAGGGGGCGACACCGTTCACAGCGGTGGACTACCAGAAATACAACGAAGGAGCGCCGTTCTGATGTTTCTCGCGGCAGCACCTTCTCCCAAGAGGGAGGTCAACGGTGACGGAGGCCATTGGTATGAACCCAATGGCGCTCCGTGCCACACCGTTAACGGAAAGGACGGGACAGCTCGCAACACAACTCTCCGAGATGCTCGGAAGTTGGGGCTGTACCCGTCTGTCACCGCGATCACGAAGATCGTGGCCAACCCATCGCTCGACCGATGGAAGCAGATGCAAATGCTTAACGCCTGTGTTAACTCGCCCATAACAGAGGGTGACAGCGTGGATGTTTATGAGGCGCGGATGCGAGAGTTGGCCGAGAAGAAGATGATGGACGCCAGAGTGTTTGGCTCGCTGTTTCATTCAGCTATCGACGAGCTGAACGTGACCGGCTACCTCGACTCGAAGTTCGACGAGATCAAGCCATTCGTGAAGCACTACATCGAGTGGACGAGGGACAATCAAGTGTCCTTCTTGAGTACCGAGTTTGTGTGTGTCAATCACAAGCTCGGTTACGCTGGTCAGGTGGACGGGCTGGCCATTGTCAACGGTAAGCTGACCCTACTCGACTACAAGACACAGGACGTGAAGAAGAACGCCAAAGGCGAACACAAGCCCAACTACTATGACAGCTGGGCGTGGCAACTGGCGGCGTATTCCAAAGCGGACTGGCCCAACAAGCCGAGACGCATCCAGCAAGTGATGAGCGTGGTACTCTGCTCGCAAGAGCCGTGCTATCCGATTGTCAAAGTATGGACGCGGGAGGAACTGACTCGCGCTTGGAAGGTCTTCAAATCCAGCTGCCACATCTGGCAGGCGACGAAGAAGTTTGATCCTGTCGTAAACGCAGAGCTGGTGTCCAATGGGGAAAGCGCAGAGAGAAAAGGGTAAGCGCGGCGAGCGCCAGCTCCGCGACTTGCTGCGTGAAGCCGGTTTTGATTCGGCTTACCGCACGCAGCAATTCAGCGGGGCGTGTCCAGAGGGGTCTGCGGACGTTAAGTGTCCGCAGCTCCCCTCCATTCATTGGGAGGTTAAAAACGTCGAGAAGCTATCCATATGGGCCGCTATGGCCCAAGCGTTGGTGGATGCTGCCGCCGGTCAGACAGCGGTGGTGGCTCACACAAAGAACAATTGCGGCTTCCTCGTCACCCTACCCGCCGAGGATTTCCTAGACATCCTACGGCGGAGCGATCTGGTGGTTCAACCCGAGCCGAAGAACCTCAAGCTGGAGAGTCTGGAGGTGGTTCAATGACTCTCCATCTGCCGGACGAGATAGCTAACTCCCGCGAGATCACGGCGAGCGCCAAGCTGGTGCTTGCCTTCACAATTTCTAACCCGCTCGCCTCGAAGAATGAGGCGGCAAAAGCCCTCGGGATGAGCCGCTCGAGCCTGTTCAAATCACTCGCTGATTTGAAGAAAAAGGGGGCATCAACGAGTCCACCCGAGTGGACTATGGAGTCCACCCGAGTGGACTATAGTCCACCCCGTTACACCCCACACCCTAGTAGGGTATGTAAAGGTAGCGGTGGGTCGGTGGATTCTCACACAAAATCTTCAACCCCAAAAGCTGCCTCCGCTTCTCCGACGCAGGAGGAGGTGCGGGGGTACGCCGCGAGCAAAGGGCGTGAGGATTTGGCAGCTGATTTTTTTGCCAAGTACGACGGCGACCGATGGGTGGTCAACGGTGAGCCGCTGGCCAGCTGGCGCAAGATGTTCGACGGCTGGGCCAGACGCCGACCCAAGCCGACCCAAGCGGCCCGACGGAAGAGGACGCTCGAGGATGCGCTGTACGACGTGGACAAAACCTACTGATGATTCTACTGCTTCACATTTTTTTTCTAACTACTATGAACCTAAACCAAACCATACCCAACGACGGAGACGCCGAGCGCGGACTGATCGGGGCTTGCCTAGCTGGCAAGTTCGATGACGTTCGCGCAGCCGGTGTCGGTGCTGAACATTTTTTCAACCTCAAGTGCGCCGGTATCTGGCGAACGATGAACGAGCTGGACGCCGAGAGGGAGTCGGTCAGCTCGGACGCCGTGCTGCACCGAGCCAAGGCCGCTCGCGATTACAGCGTGACCGACGTTCTGGACGCCGAGATGGCGTGTCCGTCGGCGTCGAACTGGACGTATTTCGCGGGCATTGTGGACGAGAAGCGGAAGGCCCGACGAGTGATGGAGGTGGGACAACGGCTGTCCGAGCAGGCGGCGAGGGCCGAGTCGCCGGAACAGCTGGTGAGCGAGGCCGAGGCCACCATCTTTGGGCTTAACAGCAGCATAACGGCGCAGAAGGACACACGCGGCGAGTCGTTCCAGCGGGTGGTGGGCATTCTGGAGGAGGCGCACCTCGGGGGGCAGATCGGAGTGCCGACCGGCATCCGCGATCTGGACAAGGTGATCGGCGGGATGAGGGGCGGTCAGCTGATAACGCTGGCATCTCGGCCAGCTGTTGGCAAGAGCGCGATGGCGTGCAACATAGCCGAGCATCTGGTGATGAACGGGACGCCGGTTGCGTTCTTCTCGTTCGAGATGTCTGACGATGAGCTGAACCTTCGGATGCTCTGCTCGCTGTCCGACACCAACCTCATCGGCGACGTGGTGAACCGCAACGTCACCGACAAAGCGACCCGCGAAAAGATAATGGTGCAGGCGGCAGGACACGCGCCCGCCCTGCGCAACGCGCCGCTGTTCATCAACGACAACGGCAACCTCACGGTGGCGCAGATCGCGAGCCACTCCCGCAGGCTTGTCCGCAACCACGGCATCAAGGTCATCATCGTAGACTATATGCAGCTGGTGCAACCCTCGCCGCACGACACGAAGGCGCAGCGTCACGTTCAAGTTGGCAACATCACGAGAGGTCTGAAGCAGCTGGCGATGGAGCTGAACATCCCCGTGCTCGGGTTGGCCCAGCTGGGGCGACAAGTGATCGACCGGCCACGGCTCGCGGACTTGCGTGAAAGTGGAAGCATCGAGCAGGATAGTGATGTGGTTTTGTTTTTGTACGTCGATGACCCCGATATGCAGAGCGGCCCTAATATGTTGGTGAAGCTGGCCATCGGTAAGAACAGAGCGGGCCGACAGTCGGAGATTGATCTGGTGTTTGTCCGCAACAAGCTGCGCTTCGAGAGCGCATACAAAGCACAGCACGAACAATGGCTGAACGAGAGGAAGAAGCAGCTGGCGGTTTGAGCAAAGTGACGAAGCTGGCTCTCGCCCTGTTCGGGGGGAAGGTTGTGCCGCTTTGGAAAATGAAGGATATACCCAACTGGGATGACTTCATCGACAGTTGGCCGTCGAAGGACAAGAAGCACAGCGAGCAGCACAAGCTACGGATCAAGGAAGCGAGAGCTAGGGAGTGGTGGGAGGGTCACGCGAGGAAGCTGCTGGCCGATCACCGCTCAAAAAAGAATGCGCTGGAGACGGCAGAGGTTGCGACAAGACTGTCCAACCCAGAGCTGAACGCGGAGCTGAAGGCGCGGATTAAAGGATTGAAATGAGGGTCAAAAGTTTTTAACCAGCTGGGCATAGAGCCGGTGGGTGTCGCCGGACAGAGCGGTTTTTTCATTGGTTTGATCCCGCTTTTAGTTGAACACCAGCTGGTTTTTATTTGTTTGTGAAGGGGTCGGATATAACTGGTGGCGAGAGGGCGCTGAACGATCTGATCAGCGCAATTATAGTGCAGGCGGCTATGGACTACGTTGACGCCCGCAGAGCTGGGCTGATCACAAAAGGGGGGGATGTGGACGAACCCGCCTTAAGGCGGATGATGTTTTGCAACTACTCATCACGAGCGCCCCTTCCGAAATGGATGGAGCCGTCCGACGTGTTCAGCTGCGTGTGGTTTTTGTATAGCGAGGCAATGCTCGACCTAATGCCGCACAAATGGAGCGTGAACCCAGACGCCATACGCACGGCGGTGGCGGCGGCAGCTGAATCGGATTCCAACAACATCAACCACCACCTCGCCGCCAAGCTGTGACAGGAAGAAGCAATTTTTTCAAATGACAACACCACAAGACAGGCGCAAACAAATGGATGCAGCTGCCCAAGAGGTGGTTAAGCTGATCCTTCGTAACTCACCCGAGTGCGGATGGGTGGACACAGCTGACAGCTATGCTCGGGCGGACGGGTTGCTGTATTCCAACCGGGGGGGCCAGCTGTCAGCTATCATTGAAATCAAGTGCCGAAACCTCGGCCTGTTGGGGTTGCTCGAACAGCACAAGGGCGAGCTGATGGTGGACGAGTCAAAGATCAAAGCCTTGCAAGTTATTAGCCAGATGTTGTGCGCCCCGAGCTACCTCGTCACCTATCTAATGGCCTCTGGAACAGTTATGCAGACGAAAATAACTAACGACAAAGGTGAAATAATTTGCAAAAAACGCAGCGACAAGACAACTGCGTCCGCCGGTTTAGGCAAGGGCGAGGTTGAAAAAGAGATGGCCTATATTAAATTAGATGGCACACACATCATCACAACCGAAGGCGTCTGCCGAAAGTTATGAGGCGCTCGCCACATATATTTTGCAGGAAGACGAGAGCCGGTGGCGGGTGCTTCACCTGAACCCCTCGCTGCCGAACGAGCTTGCCTCGGGCTACAGCCTCTACACCCGAAACGCAGCTGAAACGCTGGCCATAGAGATGGCCAAAGCAACAGGGGGCGAATATCGTGGCCCGCTCTACGGCGACTACGGTGACAGCTGCCTCTGACTGTAGTGCGATTGTAACAGGGGCGCTCGGCGAGTTGATGGTCGCGCATCAGCTTACCAAACGAGGCTGGACTGTCTGCATTCCTATGGTTGGCGGTAACGCTTCACACTTTGACCTTATTGCGGCGAAAGGGCAGCTGGTTCATCGGGTGCAAGTGAAGGCGAGCAGCCGCTTGTGTACCAATACAGGGGCGTATGTTTGGGGTACATCAAAGGGCAGCGGGGGGAAGGTGGCCTACTCGCCAGCTGACTTCGACTTCATCATTCTCGTGTTCGTCACCAAGCCAGCTCTCTACCTCGTGATGCCGGTTAAAGTTGTGTCACGAGTCAAGACGGTGAAGACGAAACCGAACGGCAAATACTGGCCGTTCCACGAGAGGTGGGATTTGTTGGAGCATCACCACGACGAGACAGCTGGAGGGTGATAGCTTCTAGGGTGCGTGCGAGAGCGAAGCTACACCCTAGTCGAACTGCTTCTGGTCACCACCATCATCGGTGTGCTGGTTTCGCTCAACCTGTCGGCCATCAACGGCGTCACTCGGCGGGCCAACGAAGCCCTCTGCGGGGTGTACAAGAACCAAATGAAGGCATTCTACTACGGTGACGGCGGCGACGGGAACCCACCGTCATACACGCAGAGAACTTTTATGCAGAAGTACATCGTCATCAGCAAGAAATGCTGGGAATGCCACCCCAGCGTACCGTAACCAATCGCTGCGTTATGTGTACCAGTTGTAACCTAGCCAGCATCGTAACCAACTGCTGCGTTATGTGCGCCTGTTGTAACCACACTTGAAACGTAACCAATCGCTGCGTTATGTTCGCCCGTTGTAACCACACCAGCATCGCAACCAATTGCTGTATTATGTGTACCAGCTGTAACCTCGCAACATTGTTACCAATCGCCACATTGTAGTTACCAGTTGTAATCGAAAAGAAAGCCCGCCAGCTTTTCAGCTGACGAGCCACAACAACGCTGCCGAAAGGATTCAACAACGAAAAAAGATAAGGACATAGCTCGGGAACTCCTGCAACAAAAAAGGCCAGCTGGTTTCCCAGCTGACCTTTGTGTGACATAGCACCCTAGCTCCTATTTTGTATGCCGCCTCGACTCTCAACGAGGATGGGGGGTTACTCGATTTGCCGGTTGCAACCGCCTTACGTCTTCTTATCGTTCAGCCCCCTCGGCAATCTTCCATTACCAGCCTAATCTAGCTGGACGCTTTACGAGCAGCTGATAGCTACCTCGTTTTTGTGAGGCGGATGAGAAAAGAGTAAGCAGCCCTCTCTTTTGCTTTGGGCAGGCAGCTGTTTTCTCTCCAGTTCATTCCTAAACTTTCCCACATTTCCCTTCGCTCCTTAATCATTTGCGCAACTCCAACTCAAGCCGGTTAAGGCTATGCTTGGCTCCCTCCATTGTGGTGTGAGTGCTGTGGCTCTTGCCTGTCACGTCATTGATGACGTTGCACTCTTGGTTGAACGCATCCTGCCGCCGCTCGATGTGTGCGAAGCGTGTCACGCGATACCTCTCGGCCAACGGTTTAATGTAGCTCATCGCAACACCTCCAATCTTTTGATATGCTCAAAAACTGTGCGTCAAAAGTTTCAGCCATTGAGGCCAAGACGCTTGGGTGAACTTCGATTCCCTTTTGGGAAGCCTCGGCAACGCGATCCATATTTTTCCCAAACGCCTCAAGCCGACGCCTTAACTCCTCGGCTCCCGCTTTAGTGCGCGGCCTCATCCAGCTGTGCTTCATCGCAACACCTCCATCTTAATCTTAATCAGCCCTGCATCTGTATGCGCCAGCTGTCTGAACGCTGCCCGAGACAAATCTATCTCGCGCCCCTTCACGAACGGCCCACGGTCGGTGATTGTGACAATCACAAACCTCGGCCCCAGCTTGCACCGAACCCGCGTCCCGAAGGGCAGCTTGCGGTGCGCAGCTGTCAGCTTGTCGGGATCAAACAGCTCGCCGCTTGCGGTCGGCTTGCCCCGATACTTTTCGCCGTACCAGCTGGCGGTGACAAGCCCGTGCCTGTCACCGATCACCTTGCCGACAACGATCAGCGGGATGGCTGCGACCAGCGCAACCATCACCGCCCACTCGATTATAAACAGCTGTTTCATATTTCTATTAGGC